AATATTTATTCATGTATACGGATGCTGTCATCTCAACATGATTATCTGGATGCCAAGCAACATAACTACCCACAGGCCAATAATAAATCATGAAATGCATGTCCTTCTCAGTAGGATAAACCTCTTTTAATCGCTTCTGTAGTATATCAGGATCGACCATATCATAAATCATGACTGGTGCACTTTCTTGTACTATGCGTTCTCCCCAATTAATAGTAGGGTATGATGATCTAAAATTTGAAGTGTGTTGACTTCTTTCTATCTGTTTTCCAATATACTCTAAACAATCAGAATCAAAAAAGTCCTTATATATTTTAATCATTTAATGCTTCGTATTCCTTATACAGTGCTTTCATATACAACCAGAATGCTACGGTAGATTCATCCCCTTCGTGGCGTGTCTTATTTTTCATAACATATCCCTCTTCCATTGGTGTTCTTCTGGAGACAGACTGTCATCGTATTGTTCTAGTTCTTTCATGAGTTGATTGTTGAAATTCACTAGATACTCGATACGTTTTTCGTACTTGGATTTATAGTGTTCTTTTATGCTTGTGACAAGTCCCTTTTCATAGACAAGATGTGCTAGTCTTTTCATTTTATTTCATTCTTTAGTTTTTCTATGTACACGGATGCATCCATCAGCTCTTCTTGGAGATGTTGTAACCACTCTAATGAGGTTAGATCTGTACGTTCAGTATTCACTCCATATTTTCGTAGTCCTTCTTCTTCCCTATCACGGAGTTGCATGATCACCTTCTCTACGTTCTTATCCATTATCTCTGTATCTCTTAAAATGTTTAGCCATGAAGTCTTCCCACAATACAGAGGTATACTGCAACATGTTTCCGCCTGCTGATTGTCCTTGTACCTTATATTTTTTGATCTCTTCTTTCATCACGAACTTGTCTAGCTCCTTCCATGTTTTAAAATGCATTGTTATTGGAGTTCCTTCTACTACTTGTCCTAGCTCTTCATGGTCATCTATATACGTTAATTCTATCATCTGTAGTATCTCTTAATATTTTTGTATTGAATCTTAATATGACCGCCCTTCTCTTTACCTTGTATCTTATATTTGTTGAGCTTTTCTTTCCGCACGAACTTGTCTAGCTCCTTCCATGTTTTAAAATGCATTTGATAGCCTACGACTAGGGGATGGAATCTCATTATTATTGGAGTTCCTTCTACTACTTGTCCTAGCTCTTCATGGTCATCTATATACGTTAATTCAATCATATTTTCTTCTTTCTGTTATTCTCTTTACCATACCCAACCAACAAAAGTATATCTGGTGCCACTTTTTATTTGCATTACTTTGTGTGGATATAAGAATACTGATGGCCATATTATCAAAGAGTTCTTTTTTAATGGAATAACTTCATCACATAATACAAATTCTCCACCAGTAAAATCATCATTCAATAACCCTATAATAGATAATACTGGAATTCCTTTTTGTTCTCCATCAAATAATGAACGAATATGATCAACATGTTCTGCCATAAAAGTATTGGCCTCATATCTATTGAATCTAAAATCACTCAAGTGTTCCAATCCAGTTTGCCGTGCCCATTTTCCGTAATCTGTATTACCATATTGGGTTATATGTTTGAATATTTCTTGATACAGTTTTTCATCGGTAAGTACATTCCTTTTAATGGAATAACTTGTTGCGGCAAATACTTCACCATGATATACTACATCAATATCATCGGAATTTACAACTTCTCCTTGAGTATCTGCCCATTTATGTTTTTGCCATTCAATATTTTCTTCAAATATTTTATCCGTTAAATCGGTAATGTCAGAATCCATCTGTGAAATATAAACATAATCGCTTAAATTTTTCATTTTAAAATTAATTTGTTTTTGCTAGTTATCTCCCCTAAAGTACCCCTTACAAAAGTGTTAAAGGAAATAGAAAGTCTATCTTTAGTGGCCTTTGGGTTTGGGTTTACCATGTGATTTAACCATGAAGGAAATAAAATAAGTTCATTACTATTAGATTGAAAAGACCATTGCTCAGAATTCCATATATTAGAAACTTTCGTTTCAAATTTTATTCTATCCTTTACGTGATAATTCGGATCAACAAACGTAATTTTATCATCTTCTTCAGTTGATATATAAAAAACTCCACTTATAATACTATTTGAATGGCAATGTTCATAATGAGATTCACCTGGTCTATTTACATTTAGCCATGATTGTGTAATATAGAAATCTAAGTCTCCTTCTACTGGACATATAATCTGTTCAACATATATTTTAATCTGTTCCTCACAAAACTGTTTTATTTTTTTTAATCCGGTATCAAAAATATAAGAAGAAATTGAATTGGAATTGCTGCCATTGAACTGCATCCCCGCGTCAATAATGTTTCCAATTTCTTCATCATAAGTAAATTTTGAATTACTCTTTACAATATATACCGGACATGGAAATACACTTTCTATCATATTTTCGTTTCACTTTCTATTGAATATAGAGTATAACTCCAAGTCAATTCTTCTCCTGGCTCAATGTCTCTTGAAGCACCAATCCAGAACGAACCATCTTCCATTAATATTTTATTACAATTAGGATCATCAGAATGATTTCCAAATCCACCCAAAGGGGTACGAATATACCCATCTTCAGAGCGTTTATTTCGATGATGTGTAACTCCAATTAATGCATTGGCATTAATTTTCTCTGTTGTAAAAAGTCCTTGCCCGTTGATAGGGGAATCTTTAATTGTGAGGTAATCGGGTAGTGGTCTATAACTCATTTCCTTATAGTTTCCCCTAGATAACTTGTGAATAGGGCATCTAGTATTACTTGTTTCATCTCTTCAAAGTCTGCTCCATGATGTGCTCCATTGTTATCTGCTACCTTGACTACGGAGTATTGCTTTAGTACCTCATCTAGGCGTTTCATATATGGGTGGTCTTTTTCGAATTTCATCTTGTTATTGTCCTCTTTTATACGTAATTTAAATGCTGAATTGATTTCTCGTTCTATTAGTCTTTGTACATAATCCCATGAGTTATTCTCGATTGGTATCATTGTTTTATTGTATCAGGATAAGGCCAGGAATGCTTTAATGTCTCAAGTTTTGACAAGTATTCCTTCTGTTTCCTATGGTCTTTTAACGTATGACAAGTTTTCTTCATCTCATCTAAATCATCGTTTGTCAAGTAGGGTAAGAAGTTATTAATTGCTGCTACTATATTTTGATGTGAGTACAACATCTCTTTCCCATCAATGTATATTCTAATTGTTGCCTTGTTAGTTTCCTGTTCAGTATTCATTGTTAAGTTCTGGTGCTTTTTGTTGTCGATAGTATGAATGTCGTTTGCGTCCTTTATTATTTCCAAGCCATCTGTAATAGGTACATAGGGTACATTTTGGTTGCCTTTTAGTTCGTTTACTCTTACGTTTACCTACCTTATGTTTGCTCATATTACCTCCTTTCAGCGGTATTTTCTTTCCATCTCTTGTGATCTGAACTCTTCATAGTAGCTTTAATGTAGGGGTCATCGGTCTTTCTCCTATTTCGATGATGAACCTCATCTATATCTATTAGGGGATCATACCCCAATGGATCTAACATCATCTTTTGGTTTTCTCTCTGTATATGTAACCACACTAGTCTGTTTCCGGCGATTCCTTCTTCCAATTCACTACCAACCCTCTTCCGATTTTAAAGCATTTCGTATTGCTTTATGTTTATCTTTTACTCTTTGTCTTGCCGCTTCTTCTCTCTTTAATCTCTTCTTGAGGGAAGGTTTTGCGTAGTATTTACGTTTTTTTAACTCTACGAACAGACCTTCATTGATGAGCATGTTTTTTAGTTTTTGCATCGATCTCTTAGGGTCTTGTTTTGGCCCTATTTTTATTGTAATCATTTGTTATTTCTATTTTAATTATTGTTTTATATCACAGGTCAACCACATCATCGGCCCTCCGAAATTCTTGTACATTCTGGTTGGGTATACTCGGTGCGGGGGGCGATGTTTTTTCATGTAGTCTTTGTCAGGCTTATTGCCTTGATGGTCTAGAACTTGTGTACCGTAGCTATTGAGCATTTTGCTCTCTCCCGCCCCAGTATCGTAGTAGTTCCAGCAGTCCACTTCACTAGTAAATTCTTTATCTATTGTATAAACGACAGGGTTCCATGTCATGACTATTGCAGCCCATACTGTATCACCACTACTTGTTGTTGTCGTTGAATCGTTGTTTGATTCTTCTGATGTCGTAGCCATAGATGAGGTTTCGGCATCTGCAGTATCTGCACATCCATTAAGACTTAATGCTATCGCCAGTATGATGATGGTCCATTTCATATTTTTTTATATTTTATAAAAGAAAAAGCCGTGTTCGTGTCCTTGTACTTCGACACCTCGAATCTTGGGTCTGCGAACTTCTCACGAATCGTCATCACCATTCTAGTCGTGTGCAATGATGCCTATTGGATTACATCGCAACACTCACACATAACATTCCAACCTCAGAGCCACAATCGGGGGTGTTACCCCTAGCAGAGCAGTCAACGAACTGATACTATCTCCGATACCAACCTACCACCTCAGAATGCTTAGGCTTTATTCTTTCATGATTATATATCAGTTATATTTTTCCTTGTTTCATTAGATCTATAAATCCGTAAGCTATTCCTATAAAAATAGCGGACAGTAAAACATTACCTCCTAACAATCCCACAATAGCCAACATGAACGAACCTACAATGTATCTTGAATATTTCATAATGTCAAAAACGCAAATGTATAAATACTATGTTAGTAGGAATAAAAAAAGAAGTATAGATAAAATAATTACCAAAGTAAATAGATAATAAAATATAAGAAAATTATTAAAACGAATACTTCTATCCTCATCCAATGTTCGAAAAGTTTTCCTCTCAAGAAACCCTCCTTTCGGGAGTTTTAATCCCATAAGTCTTTATCCCAGTCTTTGGCAAAATGTTCTCTTGCCTTTAGTTTTCCTGACTTTTCACGGTTCTTTTTTCCGGCCTCATCTCTTGCAGCCATTCTAAGAGCTGAAGGTTTTCTATTCAAGAAACTCGGTCCGTTCCATATTTCTCTAAATGACATATTATATTTCCTATTGTGGTGGTGGTTCAGGGGTTAAAAAATTATCTTCTACTAAATTTCTCCAAAGCCAAGGATCATTATTTTCCCATTTTGTACTAGGTGCCATTGGCTCTCCATATACACATTCTGCCTTTATGTCCTCTAACATATTATGATATACCCAATAAAAAGATCTTACAACTTGATCTTCACTTTCTCGGCCTCTATTCACTAAATCATTTATCTGTTCTGAAATATCTATACATTCTGAAAAATCTGTTGCTGGAAAATCAAATCGTCTGTGCCTTACATCATCTACTGGTAGACCAATGTTTGTGTTTATAGAAAGGTATACAAGTATTACCCATTTCATTTCATGAGACTTTCTCTACATTAATTTTTAAAGGATATTGATTGCTCTGTGCTTCTTCAGCTGTTTCGTATGCTTTTTGTTCTGCTATCTCTAAATGATATATTCCTGCGACACCCATTCCATCCTTATGTACACTCAACATAATTCTTTCTGCTCGTTCAGGTGGATGATGGAAAATCTCTATTAGAACATAGACTACAAATTCCATTGGAGTATAATCATCATTGTGTAAAATCACTGCATATTTGTGTGGTGGTTTTACCCTGTTTCCTAGATGTTTCTTTTTACGAGAACGAGCTACTGCTAAATCTTCCTCCATCCCGTCCATGTCATCCACGAACTCATCCGGATTCTGGTCCTGTTGCATCTTCACCTCTAAGACATCCAAATGTGTTATATCTACTTTGTCTCCATGTATGAGTTTTTTCATTGTATCTCATCCATATTTGATTGCCGGTTGAATCACAATTTTGTACATATAGTTTTCCATTTATAGTAAACACTCCTGATTGTATGAAACCTTCAACCTTTGGTAGTGTCTCTAAACTTTGTACCCATAATGGAGAATTAGGTGGCGCACATGATGTCATTAAGACAATAATACAAACTGTCAATATTATTTGGATTAAATTAAGGCTAATCAAATCCAAAATTATTATTTCTTTTTTGATCTTATCTTTACAAAATATGTTGTCCATCCGCCCTTTGATCTTTTCTTTTTATTTGGATCGTGAAGTCCTATTTCTTGTCCGTGATTATCATATCTTATTACTAGTGTAGTTTCTAATTCAAAGTCTCTATTTTCGGGGGATATCCAATGATATTTACCATCTTCATCCTTGACCACGATACTTTTTCCAATCTCTCCGTTTATGTTTGAGTTACTAGTTCTTTTTTATGTAATTAGAATTAATTAAAATTCTTGATTTGAATTTTGTTGGAGAACATCCAGTATGTAATAAATCTCCATCAAATAGAACTAATCTATTTGCTTTTGGTGATACTCTATCATATATTTTTAAATCTTTATAATTTACAACATCATCTACTTTTTCATTATAAAATATTGTATCTCCATCTGATTCATTTACATAAAATATAGCAGCTACATTAGGAAATGGAAAATCAATATGTGCTGGATGTATAAAATCTTTTCCCCCTGACCAAGTAACCATATCCGCTCTTGCCCGAAAAATGAGATCACAATTAGCAACATCTAATATTTGATACAACATTGGTTCTATAAAAGATGAATATCCACTATCTGGCCCCCTATTTTCTCGCCAGAGGCTATGTGAAAATCCGTATTCGTTGAGCTGTGGGGTTTCAGGCACTCGGTCTTCCATGTGGCGTTCCAATGACCCGGTAATAGTGTGGTTATACCCCCACACAAAATCCGGACCAGACAAGAGCTCTAATATTTTCTCATGATATGATTTGGACAAAAAATTATCAATTATTTTCATCATTAGTTTCTTCTTACGTTCCCTGTCCTCTATATTTTTTCCAACCGTGTCTTCGGTTTTTATGTTTTCCTTTTGGTTTTGAGTTCTTAGATTTTCCTATACTAGTTCTTTTTGCTACTGTATCTTTTCTATATTTGAATATTCTTACCATCTATGTAACATCTCTTTCCCATCGTGGATTTTCATCCACACCATTTTTAACAATTCCTCTCTTCTCCCCACAATGAGGACAAGACATATTTTGACCACGCCGATAAACCATATCAGTTGCATGACTCCACCAATTTTTACATTCTCCACAAACAAAATGATATATTTTTTCCATTGAAAATGAGTGAGATGTAGGTATATCAAGAGTTTCAATATCCACGTTTTCTCCTTTTTTTATTCTCTACTTATATTATACCACGACATGGGCATAAAGTCAAGTGTTTAATTCAATATGTGTGGAATTTCTTCAGATATGGGACCGTAAAGATCATTCCAAATTATATTCGTAACAGTATCCACTTCATCTCTTTTTAATATTAAGAAATCACCATAGGTATCAATGATTAAGTAGCTACCGCCGTCTTTAAATTTGCGGATGAGGTATTCATCTGACACGGCGAGGTAATCTGTCAAATCAATAAGTTCTTGAAAATTATCTATATTCATACTATTTAGTGGGCTTAACTTCCCAAAAGGGTTTCAATTTGCCCCTTTTTTCACGTTCCATGATTAGTTTTCGTGCTTCTTTGTTACGTTTATTCCACTCTCTTGCTCGTTCTAGAATAATTTCTTTATTCTTTTTGTAATATTCTTTTAAATATGCTTTTCTCTTTTCATCATTCTTCCATTTTTCAGCAAGTCTATCCTTATTCTTCTGATAGTATTTTCTATTGGATTCTGATTTAGATATCATACGCGATATTTCCTGAAATAGTTATTCTTTCTTCTTCACACTCATAAAAAGGATAAACTAAGTGTCGAGTGCTCGCAGGAAAAAACAACATTAACCCCTCACAATTGGGATCTAATTTATAAGGAAGACTTTTAATATTACCCATTATATCAATATATAAAAATTCTAAATTACCAGCGGACGGAGAATGACTTACTCTGACATGAGGTAATTCATATTGTTCTGTCCAATCATAAGGTATTTTCATCATAATCACAAATGAAAATAGTCCTGTATGGTTATGCATAGGATTAAATTCGTGTTGTCTTTGAAAATTTACCCAGATTGATGAAAGAACAAAGGGGACTTTCTCATTACCGGAGAATATGTTATGATCGGCACCAATCATCGTGAGGTTTTGCTCACAGCAACGAACAGGATATTCATTCTTATATTCTGCAATTGCAGACATCAATACATTGTCAAAAAACCAATCATCTGTATCATCTAAATGTAAACTTTTAGAAAGATTTCCAGCTGAAATGTCACTCCCACGAATCTTATTTTCTTCTTTTCCTTTTGAAATATATTCCCATAACCTATCCATAGCCGGTGTACCAGCTAAGTTGGTTTCTATGCCGAAAGCAAAGTCCTCTGCTTCCGGACGCTTCCACATCAGATATTTTGGCGGTATTCTGTCTAATTCTCCCAACTTCATAATATTCCCTCCCCCCTCTCTACTGTGAAATCAATTGCCAATCTTTTCTTATCTGTAAGAATTAAGTCGTTAGAGTGCAGTTCTGATGGTTCAAAAATGCAAAATGATGTAGGTTTGATATAATTGTGTGTTCCATTATGAATAAATCCACCACCCCATTCTTCTTTCCAATCACTATTAATAATTCCTACAATTTTAACACAATTATCTTTTTTTCCCCAATCTGTATGCATGTTATCTTTTGTGTGTTTATCTTTTATTGAAATACCACAAAAACAAAAATCCGACATATTAAACAAATCTTGGCCACCCGCTTCATGAATCTGTAATAACAATCCCATAGCGAGTCCTGCTAAATAGGGATTCCGAATTCCATGATTGATAATGTCTAGTTTTAGAAATTTCTCTTCAAAAGTAATTTCTTCTCCCATTGGAAACTGTAAATTCCAATTGTCAGAAGTAGTTGCAACTAATTTTAAAAAATCCAAATAAGCCGGACTACAACAATTATCTAATATTTTGACTGTCATATTATACCATTAATTTCGATGAACTTCCACTTCTACGATGCCATATACAATATTCCCACTTATCGTTATTCTAGTTTCTTCTGTTTCATAAAAAGGATAAACCACATGTCTCATTTCTGCAGGAAACAATAATATTAATCCTTCACAAGTAGGATCTAATTTGTAAACATACCCATTAATCTTACCTAATGCATCAGTATATAAAAATTCAAAATTACCGGCGGCTGGAGAATTACTCGCTTTGACATGAGGTAATTCATATTGTTCTTTCCAATCATAAGGTATTTTCATGAAAATATTAAATGAAAAGACTCCTGAATGGTGATGTACTGGATTAAATTCGTGTTGTTTTTGAAAATTTACCCACATTGTACTAATAGCAAAAGGGGCGTTCTCGTTACCGGAGAATACTTTAGTATCACCACCACTCAATGTGAGAGATTGGTTTTCGAAACGTGAAGGATATTCATACTTATATTCTTTAATTAAAGAAATCAGTACATTGTCAAGAAACCAATCATCTGTATCATCTAAAAGTAAACTACTAGAAATATTTCCGGCCAAATTTCTATGGATTTTACTCTCGCTTTTTGCTTTTGAAATATATTCCCATAGCCTATCCATCGCAGGTGTATCACGTAAATTACCCTCTATACCGAAAGTACATTCATTATCCCCCATACTACTACGTACACCAGCAAGAGGTTCTTTTATGTTTCTGGGTGGTATTATCATAATATTCCTTCTACACCACATTTTGCGATGAAATAGGCGTCCACAAGATCACTAATTGGATTTTTTACTTTTGTTGCTTTGGGAGTTAATCGTTCTTTGAGGTCTGTGGGAGTAAGAAGTTCCGCCATGAATGCTTCATACATCACTTCTTTGTTTGCATTACCTTTACCTGTTGCAAATTTCTTAATAACAGTAGGGGGAAAACTATTAAATGGTACTTTATTTTTCCACATTTTGTGTTTTAATAGTCCAGTATTCTCTGCTATTGAACGAACACCAGCTTGTGCGGCAGTAGCAAAAGCATATCCCTCAAGGTAAACTTCATCGCAACCTTGAACAATACGATACGCCCAAGATGCGAGTTTTTCATGTCTCTCTTCTTCGCAATTCCATTCAGGATAACGTTCAGCAACAATATTACTTACCCCACACCTGGCGGAAAGTTGTTGTTGTTTTTCGTTATTAGATAGATAATATAACATACACCTATCAAAATCAAAATATCCATGACCATCTTCTTCCTTATATACACATATTGCAGGTGATGTTAATGAGTAATCAATCCCAGCTATCTTCTTCTGATTCATTTACTTCTCCTGTTTCGCTTTCCACTTCAAGGTAATGTCCACAAAAAGAACACATTTCTAACCCTGTAGTATCTCTTGATAAAATTTCATATTCCTTATCACATCCATCACATAATATAGATACCGTAGCATCTCCATCTTCCCAGACTATATTTACTGGCATATTTCCATCTCCTGCCTTTAGTTTTTCTTTTTGTTTGGGATCGGTATTTTTTGTGCCCGCTCTCCATACAATAACTTGGTTGGAACAGGAAATACTTTTAGAGTAATATTGTCGACCTGTATAAATCGTTTATCTCTAAGAATATTGAGACTGATTATATCACCGATTTTATATTTACCCAGTTCATCAGCAAATTCAACATCATTGTTGATTGCAACATCATTAATGCCTATTATGGTATCCCATGCTCTCAATCCTTTAGGTATTGGATTGATTGGTTTATTTTTGTCACTTATCATCAAACCGAATGTATTAGGGATTGATGTATTTATACTAGGATTATCCTTCAATATTTTTGTTCTATGCCTATCTTTTCCATACAAAGGAATAATCATAACTCCCAATGCTGGGCGATTTACTTTCCCTGTTGCTAACATCTCAGCAAGTGAGTATTTTGCAATATCGGCTCTAATTGCTATTCCAACTCCTGCATTTTGATTTGTTCTAGATACAAGTAATGAAGCAATTCCTACAATTTCACCCTTTTCATTAAGTACGGGTCCGCCGGAATTTCCTTTATTAATTGCGGCATCTATTTGAATCGACTTAATGTAAGGATGTCTTGCATATCTTTCAGTACTGGAAATGATACCCTTTGATAGACTCCATGCCATTCCCATCGGATGACCGAAAGCAAAGACTTCTACTCCTAAATGTATGTCCTCATTATCAGCAAACTTTAAGTATGGAACTTTTCTTGTTAGTCCAACTACTTTAAGCACGGCTAAATCTGCTAATGGATCTTTACCAATTACTTCTACTGTATATTCATGCCAATCATCTTCATCCCAGTAATACATATTCATTGTTTTCTGTTCATACACACAATGAAAATTAGTCAATATATGACCTTGTTCATTGATGACTGTTCCAGAACACAAC